GCGGCAGCTTTCTTGTCTGCTGCTTTCTTATCTGCTGCTTTCTTATCTGCTGCCTTTTTGTCAGCTTCTTTCTTACGAGCAATAAAATCTGCTCTCCTCTTGTCTGCTACTTTCTTGTCAGCAGCTTTCTTGTCTGCTGCTTTCTTGTCTGCTACTTTCTTGGCAGCTAGTTTTTTAGCATAAGCCTTAGCGTCTTCACCATCAGATTTCTGTTTAGCTTTCATCCTAGCTAATTCGCCTTGCTTTAGACGGGCGGCATATGCGGGATTATTTTTTATTCCAACTAGTTTATTTTCTACTACAGTTTTCTTAATCTTATTCTTTCTATCAATAGGAGTAACTGTAGAGGAACCACCACTTTGATTACCACGAGCACTATTAAGCTTCTTAGTTACTACTGGAGCAGTATCTACAACCTTCTTCTTATCATTAAGTTTTTTAACCACAGAGCCAGTAGAACTACTTGGATTACCACGAGCACTCATAATCTTATTAGTTACTACTGGAGTCTTGTCTGAAGAACTACTTTGTTTTACTTTATCAACTGTTGTTGGTTTTTCACTTTTAAGATTAGTAGTGAATGATTTACCTTTCCAAGTAAATACTTTTTTACCAGCAGAACGAGCATCGGCAAAGGCTTTACCAAAGGGAATAGCAGTACTACTGGCATTCTTAGGAGTAACTTTCTTAGGAGTAACTTTCTTAACTGAAGTTGATACAGGACGATTATATCCTGAACTACTATAATTTTTAGATTTAACTACCTTCTTAGCAGTACCAGTTCCAGAACTTGGGCCTCTGTCTGCCAATGGAGTTTTAAGCTTTGTAACAGTACGCATCTTTTTTGGAGATGTATCAGTAGTACGTACTGGCCCTGTTGCTGTCTTAACAATGCCGTTCTTACTTCTTACGACACTGCCTTTAGAATTTTTAGTAAGTTGATTAAGCTTATACTGTAGCTTACCAACTGTTTGTTTAGATTTGCCAGCTTTATTAGCTGCTGCAATCTTTGATTTTAAACGTCTAATATCTTCTTGCATGATCTTTCCCCAAGTAAAAGAAAGGGACTACCTAGATTATACTAAGTAGTCCCTGAGTGATGGCTAAGAAGCCATGTTATTACGCAGGAAGCGCAACGGCTACAGCAGAAGTGCCACGTAAAGTAGCAGCGCCATAGATGCAGTCACTGGTAAATAGATCAGCCAACCACTCTTGCTTGTACTGAGTCTGTGAACGAACAGCCATCTGCTCTGCGTACACAAAGGCATCCTTGTGTAACAACATACCAATCTTATTGGCTCCATCTGCTGGACAGTTGTTACTGATGTAAACGTCTACACCATACAAGTTACCAATCTTACCATTAACGACAGTGTTACCACCAACGAAATCAGAAGAAGTGTAACGATCAATACCCATAATAGTATTACGAGCAGCAGGAGGAAGGATGATTGAACGTCCGTCCATTGGTACATCAGCGTCATCTAACAATTGAATTAGGTTACGGAAACCAGCATCAGTGAAAGCTTGTGCAGTACCAGTGTAGTCAGTCAAAGCACCAGTAGCGGTTGTGATCTCTACAGCCTTAGCCCAGTTAGATCCGTTACCACCTTGGGTAGATTGACCTAGCAAGAATAGATCATCTTCAACCTTCTTACTTAGGGCATAACCAGCATCATCGGTATAGAACTTACGCATTGAAGCAAGTGCTTGAATGTCAGTAATGTCCTCGATCATACGAGAGTATTCAAAGTGCTTGTTAATAGTAATAGTTACTTTGTCAGCCGTTTCATTCTGAATCGTAACCGCAGTGTTGGCAGCTTTAGCAGTTGCAGCACCACGAGTAGGAGTTGGGATATACAACGTATCGCCCTTCTTACCTGACATCGGCATCTTAGTTACTAGGTTTGCAATAATTAAATTCTTCTTATAGGCAGCAATGATTTCATCACTCCATAATTCTGGAATAAAATTAGCAGCAGTTGTGTTATCGGTTGTACCGCCTTGGGCGGGATATACTGAAGTAGTCATTATAATAATTCCTTAATAAAAGTTATCGTACCCTTCCTTCAGCGTAAGCTTGCGTTATTGCATCACTGTTAGCTAAGTATCGGTCAGGTTCATGTTGCATCATATGTAAAAGTTCAGACCGCTTAAAGAATTTCTTTTTAGATCCTTCACCCGAACCACGCGCCCCACCATTAGAGCCTGACTTCAAAGAGTTCTTACGCTCTATATCAGTACCAGCTTTGGCTTGGCCTATTAGTTCTAAGCGTTCTTTCCATGTTGTGAATAGATCGTCAGCAGCGTCAAAGTCAAATTGATCAGCTTGTTTTAATTTCTTAACACGCGCTTGTGATTTACCTACCCAATCCATGAACGTCTGGTCTGCTACTATCTCTTGAAAATCAGGATGGGCAACAGAGATCTTGTTCATAACTTCCATCTGACTAAATCTAACAGAGGCTTCTTCAGCTTTCTTGATTGAGGGATGGTTGTTAATTGTTCTCTCACCAGCATCTTTTGGGTTTTCAATCCAATCATCTTCAGTTACTGGTAGGACTTCTTCTTTGGTCTTAGTGACTGTTTGATTAACTACGTAATCATCCACTAGCTTTCTCAACTCACCCACTTCATTGCCTTGGCGACCAGATAACCTTTCGGCCTCTTGGTGCATCCTAATCAATTCAGTAGTAGATTTACCTTGGTACTTCTGAGGGATTTCTTCTTCCTGATTACCCTGATCTACAGGGGAGGACTCCTCTTCTTCACCAACTTGGGAGAACATCTCTCCATCTTCTAGTTGAGGTTCAAGTTCGTCACTTAAAAAGTTTGCCATGTGTGCTCCGTACTATAACAGTATTGTGGAAATATTATGTGAAGTTACTTCTTATGAAGATTCACGTTTACGTTCAATCGCAATTTGCTTTTGGCGTTGCTTTGCCCATTTGATTGTAGCCCCTGCAAAGTCTCCTGAGTGGGGATCTAACTTACTCATAGGTGCAGCAATAAGCCTATGCGACTCTTGGCTACATTGCGAACAGTGAGTTATCCTTTTATCGGACTTCACAAATAGTTCGTCTATGTACCCACATATACTACATTCAAAATCAAACACCCGAATCATTAAGGAAATCCTCGTATGAGTTCTTGATGCTAATTTCAAATCCAAGGAGTCTGCCTATAATATCTAGCTGACCCTTTCTGTAGTACAAATCTTTATCATCCTTACAAAGAACAATATCTCTAATGGACTCTTCAGCCCCAGTGAAATCTTCTAGTAAGAACTTCCACCCCTCTGTCATAAAAGTATCTTGTAAACTTTCGTAGTACTTTTGTAACTCAGGGTCTTGTGTTGTTGACATTGCGTTTCTCCCATGTTAGGACGCAGTTATAAAGTAAAGGGAGTCTATCACAGATCTCCCGTAAAGTCAAGAACTATTTCTAGTTATTTAGATTCATTTGTTTATTAACGATAGTTTCTTTACTGACTATCTCTCGTTCTTTTAATACTAACTCTGCTAGTTTTGCACGTTGAGCGAACTCTTTCTCGTCCTGATCACCATCTTGAAGGTTAGTGGACAGTACTTTAAGGCGGTCAGTCTCGGCAGCGATGGGCAAGAGTTCAGTCTCGGTAGATATTTTGGACGCTCGTGCTGCGGATTCCTGTGCCTGACCTTGAAGTACAGCGATGTATGCTTGCTTCTGTTGATTATCCATCTGAGCAGCAGCTTGAGCCACTGGATCTGGTACTGCGGCCTCCTTGAGTTTAGCTATTAAAGTTTCACGATTAGATAGGTTCATGTTATCTACGACAGACTGTATGATCTCTGGGTACATAGGAGAATCTGCTGGCATTGTCTGTAGCAACTGAACTAACTGAGACACTTCATACTCACGGGCAATGATACCCAAGGAGCTAGAAGGAATAAACTTATAATCACCTACTGGATACTGATCAGGGTTATACTGCATGTACCGCCACGCAGCTTTCTGAATAAATGGAATCAAGAAGCACTCTTGGAAGTTAATCAAGGTACGCTTCTGTCGTTTAATGATAGCACCTAGTCCCATTGACACAGCAGTAGGGCTAGTCTCACCATTAATAGAACCTGCAAAGCCAGCACTATCAATAGCACCTGTAGCTTGCTGTACCATCTGCTGTAGCTGTGTAGCTTGAGAGAAAGTAATCTGATCAACGCTACCAAAGTTCATAGGCTTCAGAATATCGTTAGGATTACCATTAACAAGAATAGATTTTCCTGGCCTCACTTCTAATTTAGCCCCACGAGGCAGCCTAGAAGCGTCTATAGCCATCATTGGGTGGACAGTTAAGGCTAGAGCATCAATACGTGCGCGTAGCTCTGTGTCTAGGGCTTTCTGGCTGTTGTAACCCTTCTCACAAACACCTCGTCCCCAGAAACGACTAGGTACAACGTCCCAAGGGAATGCAACTACAGGACGA